CAATGGTGAACTCACTTCAAGGGATGTTGCCATCGCAGCCGAGGCAGGCAAAGCTGAGAACACTAAAGTTGGGGCCAAGATACGCGAGACCCTGTCCGCGTGTGACACAGTGCGTGAGTACCTGACCGAGGTGGACCATGCCATGCGGCCTTTGGGTGAGATCACACCAGGAGTGTCTATGAGGATGGGATACATCCGTCACAAGAAGAAGTTCCAGGAAATGGCACGTGCTACTTCTAAGCGTGCCACGCGCCACTCGTTCGCAACTTCTACAGACATAAAAGGGTGGTCTCCAAACATGCCACGATCAATGTTCTATGCCTGGCAAGAGTATGCACTAAGCACAACGCAATGTGAGGCCCCAACTGCCCACTTCGCACTGTGGGACCGTCTACAAGTGTTCTGCGACAGACGCGGTGTCAAGGAGATTGGGTCTGTACCCAATGGCAACATCCAGGGATGGCCCGCCACATCAGACACCATCATGCATGCCCATATCCTCATCTACTGGGTGTACAAACTCAGAGAAGCTGGCATCATCAGCAAGGGCGAGGCGGCCTACACCTTGGCTTTCATCGATGATGCTGCCACAGTTGTCAGCCTGACAGGTAGCATAGACTCCTGCGTGGCGAAAGCAGCGGCCTCTCGTGACCTCTTGGCGGAAACATACCTAAAACTTGGGTTCGTCATGGACACGGTGAAGAGTTTCTTTTCGTCGGTGAAGTTCGTGTACCTAAATGAGCTCTACATTGACGGCACACAAGTGGGCCACGGCACCAAGACCCTGATGCGCATAGACAGAGACCACACCCGTCGTTTTGCATCACTCCAGGACCATATAGCCACTGCATTCGGCACTGCATCATCAGCGGCGGCCAATGGCGCTGACCCATTCGTGGCTTACTGGATGGCGCTGCAGAAGTCCCTTGAGTGGACTGTGAACTTGGACCCCAAGGTACTGGACATGACCCCTATGCAGGCTTACATATACGCCATGGCACCGGTGGCGCTCAACGGTCTGGGAGTGCGGCCCATAACTGCATGCATGACTACAGGTGTCTATGATAACCTGTCTTGGTACATCGAGGTCGTGGGGTCTATTGTCCACTTGTTCGGCTCCCCTCAAGAGAAGAGGGTGTTCTCCGCAGTGTTGCAGCAAGAGGTGACGAAGCCAACAGCATCTTCAGTCTGCAAGACTCCTTTCTCGTACAAGGTGTCTGCACACAATGACACCAGCCGTGTGGTTGCTGATGCATTTCTTGAGGCTGCCCGGGCAAAAGGGTTGGCAGAGCCCTTTGCTACACTCGACCAAGTCGACTCGTCCGAGGGGCTGGAGACCCTCCTTCAGTCTATCCTAGAGGCTGGCACATACGAAGCAGGCTTGCTTGAAGAAGTCTTCTCTAACATGCCAGGGGCGTTGGTAGACCAAGTCTTGGCACGCGTGGAGAAAACTGAGATCATTGCGTACATGCTAGGCAGCAAGAAGATTGGCGCTCTCCGCAGGATGGTGACGAGAGCTGACAGGATGAACATCCGTGCCTTCCGCGACGTGATCTGGGAAGGCATGACTGCAAAGGGCCAGCCTGATGCCATTGCAGCAATCTTCGGCACACCTGACGGGCTGAGGTACGGAGGCAAGTCCGACTCTGTAAAGGACCAAGGTGTGGGTGCATACGCATATGCCAAGGAGATGCGGGACAGACGGTTTGCACAAGCTGGGATAGTGATACTCAATCACACATATCCTTGTCCATTCGCTATGTGGGCTTTCCATGGCCCAGTCAACCTCGATGATGAAATGTCAAGGAGGGTGACCACTGTCTCTTTCGACCCCAAGAGACTGTCTCACAGCATAGGCAGTTCGACAACGAACTTGTACGACAGCCGGGTTGATGGCATCGGCTTCAAGGGATACATGAGCGCAAGAAGCGATGTCCAGAACGAAGTCCGGGTCGCCTTGTACGACCCAGTTCGCCGCATGGTCGCTTCAGGGCTGGCTGCATTCAGGTGGGCAGACTCCACTTATTCTCACCATTCGAATTTGTACAGACTATTCCTATGGGCATGGGGTGGACATGTGGATGAGCGCTTAAAGCTAATGCCTGGCAGAAGCCCCACAGGTTCTGTAAAGAGACTGTCCCTCAGGCATTCCAAGGCATCCCACATCATAACTATGTTCCACAACACACAGGCTGCAGTAGTAGTGGATGC